TCCTCATGTCCTTTTCCTTCTGGTCTACGTAGGTGACTAACAACAAACATACATATCTCCATCTCCTGACAGAACATACGTAGCTTGGTCATGATCTCATCAATGGCTTTACGTTCATCGCCATTGGCTTGATCTGATACCAGAATGGATATGTGATCGAGGATGATGTACCTAACACCTAGCACCTTGACTTGGTAGCGAAACCTAGCCAGCACGTTCTCGATCTGGTTGGAGCCAAAGGAATCCCATAGTACAACACGGTCATCTAGATCTAACGTATTGAATACGTACTCTACCTCATCAGGGGAGTAATCACATCCGGGTAGGTGTATTGGTTTGTTGATCTGTAGACCCACTAGTCCACGGGCAGTACGGTCAGGCGTCTCTTCAAGGAAGGCTAGACCTATCCTCTCGTTGGTCTGCGATGCAATGGAGAAGACTAACTCACGCATGAACGTAGACTTACCCAGCCCAGACCCAGAGCAGATGGTGACTAGCTCAGTCGGTCTGATGCCAAAGGTCATGTCATCCAGTCCTTTGTAGGGATAGCGTACCTCTGCCTCCATCAATGGCTTCTTCATCGCCTCACGCAGTGACCCTATCATCACCATGCCGTCAGGTGTGTACACCTTTGCAGCCCACCACCGCTTGATGAAGTCATCCTTGTCGGCATGCATCAGGTAGTCAGAGGCATCCTTGTGTTCACCGTGCTGGTAGATCTTTGCCTTACCACCAAACAGATCTGCACACTCATGCGCTGCCTTCTTACCATGCTCGTCGTTGTCGAAGCAGAAGATGATGTTGTCGAATAGATCGAGGAACTCATACGCCCTACGACAATCCGCCGCCGCACCCTGTGCACCATTACGAATAGACACTACGGGATACTTGTCACCGAACATCTGGTAGGCAGACAGAGCATCCATCTCTCCCTCGACTACGGTTATGTACTGTCCGCCTGAAGGAAAGAGGTGTTGACCGAATAGACCTGCACGTTTCCAGTCCCCCTCGATGCTGAACTTCTTATCAGGCGTACGCTTTTTAACTGCAGTTAATTCACCATCAGGGGTGTAGTAACCGAAGTGTACCTCGTCTCCATACAGGGTAGTGGAGTACCTCTCCATCGTACGTGCATCGAGACCCCTGTCCTGATAGCTCCTAGATTGCCCTCTAAGCTCCATTACAGGAACCCTTGGGGTTGGTACCCGATAGTCGTTAATGTCGCTCACAGAGCCTCCTGCGCCCTCTGGTGAGGGGGTAAACGTAGCACATGCGAAACAATAGCTCGACCCATCTTCATTGTAGGACAACGCATCACTAGATCCACAATCATTACACTTTTGATGTAGCTCTACAAACGCCATCAATGCACCTCCTGACTTGTACCGAAACGAGAAAGATAACGAGACTTCAGTTGCTCATCATCCATCGCATCAAACTCCAATGCAAAAAGATTAAACAACATGTTCATTGCCTCCATGTAATTGACATTATGCATTTGATCCTCCGTCAACTCTTCAACCATACGAGTACGTTCTGCTTGTTCCATGTTACCTCCTATTATAAAAGTAATATGTATTAGTAATACTTAATACTAATGCATAGTACTTACTGTATAGACTATATAGATTAGTATACCACACTACGCTTTCTTTTGCCAATTGATTTATCGGCACTATTACCTCTTGATTTACTGCGCGGTTTGTGCGTCTTAACATATCGGCGTGTATTCCTTCCCATACCTTTCCTCCCTCTCGTCGTTAATATGCTCTAAGAAAGCACGTAGCTTACCTGAACGCTTGAGCTTTGCCAACGCTTGGTACTCAATGATACGCACCATCTGACGACTGATACCTAACTCGTCAGCAATTTCTTGGTGTGTCATGTGGTACGTAAGATAACTACCCTTCTTCGCCACTATCTATTTCTCCTCATCTTCAAAGCGCATCTTCCTGTTGTGTTCAAACCTCTTGTTAAAGTCTTCATCATCAATGGTAATCCACGCCACAATAATGACACCAGAAAACAAGGCAAACAAAAATATACCTAAGTTGAACTCACTCATCGGACTGATCCCTTTCCTCTTTGTACTTGGAGATATCATCCTCCTCGTGATACTCCTCTGCATAGTCCCAAATACAACGATCACCTTCCCAATAATCTTGGTAATCGTCGTGCCATACTTCCCACTGCTCTCGTCCCATAGAAACCTCCCCTATTACCCAGTTACTTGACATGCTCAACAATAACCTGTGTCGTGTCACGCTTGTAGCATAGTAAACAATCCATACACTTCTGTCCAGTGCAGTTAGCTTCACCGTCGTACGACTCCGACACGTTGTTGAATACACGGTCGAACCCACGCGGTGGAGATGACATCACGTTATCTATCTTCGGATTACTATAAACAAGAATCATATTATCAGGTACATGATGCAGATTCTTACGCACAATACCCACACGTTTAGTCCACAAAGCAAACGTCGAGTGCTTGTTGTCACTAGCTATCGCACATAAGTTACGGAAGTGCTGCTCATTTATTAGCTCTCCATGCCCATGAAACCGCACGAATGCACCGGAGGTACGAGGCAGAATGAACTCAGCATCACTCGCAAGCACGTCACTATTCCTCTGGAACGCTGGTTGGCAGTTCTTCCTATAACTAGAAAGCATACTCATGCTGTAGCACTTTCCGCATATCTTGTCGGCATCGGGTCTACTAGATTCCTTGATACAGAACGGGTTCGTCGCTGTGTTGGTATTGATTGCTTGTATACCGTCCAGCTTACCCGTCATCTTACTAACACTAACGGTCGGGATCATACACCACCTCCTCTCTGATTACACGGCACTCCTCGCCGTCCTTGATATAACTATCGCAAAAATACTTTGCATGGTCAAGTGAAGAGTAGTGGTCACACCCATCTGGTGATCTCTCTACCCACTCCCACACATTACGATCAAACTTCTGCACAATAAAATTTGTACCAATCATTTACACCTCCACATCATAGACCGTAGTGGTCTCTTCGTCTTCATCACGGAACACCTGCACATCGTCCTCGTTCCAGTCAATAGGACAGTCTAGCTCACTGACAGCGTAGTCCATTGCAGCTTGCTCCGCATCACACTCATCCGATGCCTTGACATACACACGCCTTGTAACAGTCACAGTCACATCGTATGCGTACACGTGCTCCTTCAGCTTGTCATGGATCTCGTCACACTTTACTACTGCATCGTGGAGTAATACTTCTAGCTCCTCGAACTCAGTGTTAAGCGGATGGTTGACGATGTCGTACTCAACCCTACATCTGATTGAATTGATGACACGTCGGAACTCTACGAGATCGTCTTTTGTTGTTAGTAAATGATCACTCATTCTGTACACCACTCCACTTTGTTAATAATACGATCAGCATACTCATTAGCTGAGTAATCACCGATCACCTCCATTGCCTCACTGGTGCTTGTGACGTTACCGTACACAAACTGAAACCATGCAACGTATCCATCACGCTCATCGCTCCACACACCAACATCATCATAATCACACTGACCCATGTTGTCAAGCACAGTCATGTGTTCACGAGACTTCTTAACATCTGGGCCTTCGCCCTCACCAAACACACTGATGCTTTTGTCTGAATCACTCAACACAGCGTCAATAAAATACTGCGCTACTCTGTTTTCCGTAAAATGCATAACTACTACTCCTCACCAAATGAATCACGACACTTGTCGCACATATACGCTCCCGTCTTGTTACCAACGAGAACCTCCCTCGTACTGGCATCCTCACTATCAAAGATGTCCTGTACAAATCTGTCAGTACAAAGATACCAACCCCATGAATCTGTGTCAACTAAACGACTGTGCACACTCTTGCACAACAGACACGTAGCCGACACTTTAGTTTTGCTGAACAGATCCACTACTTCTCCCATAGTACTTCTCCATTAGTTCTTCCACGTTATCGTACCAACACGACACACAGATACAGTCACCGTTGTCCTCTTGGTACACATCCTGCTCACTGCGAAACCACTCATCGCACACAACACACTCAAAGACCATAGACATCAGAACATCTCCTCCGCTATCTCTAGCATCATCTCAATCTCATCAGGACTACTCCACTCGTCAGGGTACGGTGACATGTCCTGTGCTGTTCGTATCAACTCCATCATCTCAGGTGGATAGATAGGGCTGTGTCTGCAGGTAAGTAGTGGTGGCTCGAAACCAAACGCACCACACCCATGCTTAACAAACAACTGAACAGCCTCCTTGTATGACGCTCCCTCCACATCATGAAGCTCGTCATGATCCCACGGTTCACCACAATGTCTGCAATGAATATCCATTGTTATTCCTCCTATGAATTAACACGACCATCAGGTTCGATGCATAACCACATACCACACCACTTAACAACAACAGCAGGATCACACACCATCGGTTCAACCGTACGCCTAAACGTACGATACGACATACCTTGATCAGACTGTTTCCACTTCCGCAACAAAGCCTGCTGCTGATTCTTAGTCAATGCAATCATCGCCCCACTTCTCCTCATCAATGATGTCGATTAGATCCATACGAAGATCAGCAAGCGTACTGAATATCTCAGGATACCTGTCGAACGCTCGCGGATTTATAGTTAACACTGACGACATTGCATCAACAGCAACACGCAATGCATCCAGCTTTTTCTGTGTATTTTCCATCAGTCAAACCTCCCAACACGTTGATTACCTACGCTGTCCTTGATGCCGAATATCGAATAAGGATACGCCCACATCGTCCACCCGTTGAAGTCAACACGAGCATACGGCTCCATCTTTTCATGCTCATTGTGGTACACACCATCATCGTCGATGTCACCCTTCCAATGGTCACTGAATCCGCCCCATTGATACAAGCTGTTCATCTCATCAGCTACTGTACTAATACCGCCACCTTCGAACCTTGCCGCTACAACACCACGAGCAAAGAACTCAGGGACGATGCCCAACCACTCACGATCTGCACGATCGTCGAAATATTGAATCATCATAATATTAACTCCAGTTAATTGCAGGACATAGCATGACGACTACCACCACACACCACACTTCACCACACTATGTACCTATTATCTCCTAAATGAGAATCATTGTCAAATAGGATTTCAGGTATAAAAAAACCGCTCTTTCGAGCGGCTGAGGTGTCACGTCTGAGCGGTTTACTTAGGTAAAATTTCGAACGGTTTACCTGAGGCTGATCTCCAGACCCATCCGGTAATTGGGTCGCGTTTTACCCATATTTCGCGATTGCCTAATGTTTTGCGAGTCCTCTTTGTGATGTTGTGCGCGAGCGCGCGTTGAATAAGGTCGCCAATAGTGACGACCTCGCGAGTTGAGATTTCAGAATATTGAACGTTCATTTTAGAGTACCTCCGCAACGAGTGCTTTTATTTCGTCATTCGTGTAGCCATTGTCGTGCGCTTTCTGGACGAATTCGCTCAGTAGGTGACGTAGTGCTGGTGCATCGCTCGCGAGTGGCTCCGATGTTGATTCAGTCTCTGCTGTTGGTTCCGACTGGTCAGCCGTCTCAGTCTCTGCTGTTTTTGGTGCGAGTTTCTCGTATAGCTCAGTGAGTCCGCTGGATTCTTTCGCCATCGCCTTGACTAGTTTTTGGCCGTCAGCTGGTGACTTGAGGTCGTGCCAGTCGTTCAGCTTTTTATCTGTCGCAGTCCATGTCTTAGCAATGCGACGTGCACGGCTTAGCATTGGTGGAATGGATTCAGGCTTTTTACCGCCAGCGATTAGTCCTCCTTCGTAACCGCCAATGAACTCTGCGATATCCTCGCGAGTCTTGACGTTCGTCAGTCCCTTAATCATTGCCGCCATGGGCTTAAGATCTGCCTCAAGCTGTGCCTTTGCTACTGCGGCTCCTGCGCCTCTATTGTCAATGTTAGTCATGATATTAACTCCAGTTAATTATGCCGCGCGGTATTGCGTCGACAGGTAAATATTACTAAATCCCCTAGTTAGTGTCAAATTAACTCCAGTTAATTCTAGTGCTATGAAGTACCTTCACAGACTCACGCACTAGCACATCACAGACCCCACGTCAACAGGGCAAATACCGTGCCAATAGCAAGATCCATGCCAAAAACTACACCGGGGGGCCGTATACTATACTGTGTAACGTAGTAGTAGCTGCTTAGACACAAAAAAGAGCAAAATTGAAAGACGTTATTACTAGTACTTTTAGTTATATATCAATAATTTACTATAATCCTAGGACATAAGACTAATCTGCACTGTAAAATCACAGAATCTGCACTGTAAATACAATGTTTTTTCCCTACAGGGGTTGACAAATGCTAAAAAGTATGCTATAATATACGTATATATAGAACTATAACGGAAAGTACGATGCATTAGGACTTAGTACTTATGCATATTACCTACAAGTATAGATAACAAACCCAAAAGCAATCTAGGTAGAGTCTATACAGTAGCACTCGCCAGAGGAAGCGAATGGAAAACAAAAAAAATCCTGTTGGTAGACCTAAAAGAAGTTCTGTTTCTAGTAAGACAAAGGGTAACAGAAAGTCTGTTGGTCGTCCTAAAGGCGATGCAGCAATAATAAACGAGTATAAGGCAAGGATGTTAAACTCGCCTCGCTCTCGCGCCGTAATGGATGCGATATTTGATGCAGCATTAGACCCAGAACATAAGAATCAATCAGCAGCGTGGAAGCTAGTTATGGATCGTATTCTTCCTGTTGCTGCATTTGAAAAGGATATTGTCAAAGATGGCGGTCGCAGTGCTATACAAATCAATATTAGTGGTGTTGGTGCTGTTGACGTGGGCGGTTCTGAAACAATCGAAGGAGAAATAGTAGATGAATCTTAAACATTTTGATCCTTCAGAGTTTAACTGTCAAGTCACTGGACATAATAACATGGAAAGGGACTTCCTTGAAAAGCTAGACAACTTAAGAGAGGCATGCGGGTTTCCTTTCGTAATCACCAGCGGGTATCGACACCCGACTGAGCATCCGATAGAGGCTAAGAAAGACGTACCCGGAACACATGCCCAAGGCATCGCGGCGGATATAAAAATAACAAACGCCGTGTTTCGCCTTAAAATTGTAAAGGAGGCTCTTGAGCTAGGATTTACAGGTATAGGTATTGCTGATGACTTTGTCCACGTTGACACCCGTGGAACAACACCTGTTATGTGGACATACTAATATGAAGTTTTCTCACGGTGATGCACTAACAGCAGGCTCTAGCAACACAATCCTAGACGTACCTGCTGGCTACGACGCTATTGTTACGTACTTGTTTATCTCTAACACTACAGGCAGCAGTAAAAGCATTGATGCTCGTTGGGTTCACAACGGTGTAAACATTGATTTCTTGTCAGGCAAAAACGTTGGCTCAAAAGAATTTCTAGAGTTTGGTGGACAGTTTGGTGAGTTCCTTGTAGCAAAAGAAGGAGACACGTTAAGCCTTACTCCAGAAGCTGGCTCTACGTTTGTTAGTATTATTTCTTTTGAATTAGTACCAGCAACACCAAGGTTAAACTTTTAATGGATCTAAACATTGAGTTACTGCCTTGGCAACAACAAGTCTGGGCAGACGACACAAGATTTAAAATAGTAGCTGCTGGGCGACGTACAGGTAAGTCTAGATTAGCAGCGTGGATGTTAATAGTAAACGCACTACAGGCGGACAGAGGACATGTATTTTACGTCGCACCTACTCAGGGACAAGCCAGAGACATTATGTGGCAAACCTTGTTGGAACTTGGGCACCCTGTTATTAGCGGTAGTCACATTAATAATTTGCAAATTAAGCTTGTCAACGGTGCTACCATTAGCCTAAAAGGTGCCGATAGACCAGAGACAATGCGAGGTGTCAGCCTTAAGTTCTTAGTAATGGACGAATACGCGGACATGAAGCCAGAGGTATTTGAGCAGATCCTGAGACCTGCTTTGGCTGACCAAAAAGGATGTGCAATGTTCATAGGGACGCCTATGGGCAGAAATCATTTTTACGAGTTGTACAAATATGCGGAGCTAGATGATGATCCTACGTACAAAGCGTGGCACTTTACTTCTTATGACAATCCATTATTGGACCCGGACGAAATTGATATTGCTAAAAGGTCTATGTCTTCTTATGCGTTTCGTCAAGAATTTATGGCTTCGTTTGAAGCCCGTGGTTCAGAGATGTTTAAGGAAGACTGGGTACGCTTTAGTGAGGATAAGCCGGAAATAGGAGATTATTACATTGCCGTTGACTTGGCAGGCTTTGAAGAAGTCAACAAGAAGAAGACTAAGAATTCCAAGCTTGACGACACAGCGATCGCCGTGGTTAAGGTCAATGAGCATGGTTGGTATGTTGACAATATTATATACGGTCGATGGTCACTTGACGAGACAGCACTTAAAATATTTCAGGCCGTTAGAGATTACCGTCCCGTATCGGTTGGAATCGAAAGAGGTATTGCTAAACAAGCAGTAATGTCTCCTTTGATGGACATGCAAAAACGCTACGGCATGTTCTTTAGAGTAGAAGAGTTGACCCACGGCAACAAGAAGAAAACAGATCGTATTATGTGGGCATTGCAAGGACGATTTGAAAACGGATACATAACCTTAAACAAAGGAGAATGGAACAGTAGATTCCTTGATCAGCTGTTTCAGTTTCCTGATCCATTAACACACGATGACTTAGTAGATGCGTTAGCTTATATTGATCAATTAGCCAATGTAGCGTACAACTACGATTACGAAATTGAAGACCATCAAATACTAGATGTGGTAGCAGGATACTAATATGGCAGAATTATACGATAAAGACGCGCTTGTAATGCAAGAAAATCTTGAAGACTGGGTCATTAACAAATGCGAGGATTGGAGAGATTATTACGAAAGCAATTATGAAAGTAGATTTGAAGAGTACTATAGACTATGGCGTGGTATTTGGGACCCTGCTGACTCTGAGCGTAGGAGTGAGCGTTCCCGTATTATTTCTCCTGCACTTCAACAAGCAGTTGAGTCTAATGTAGCAGAACTAGAAGAAGCTACGTTTGGTCGTGGTAAGTGGTTTGACGTAAGCGACAACCTTGGTGACACCAACAAGCAAGACGTACAGTTCCTTAGGAATAAACTAACAGAAGATTTTGAAGACTGCATGTTACGCAAAACGGTTGCAGAATGTCTTATCAACGCTGCAGTATTTGGTACAGGCATTGGTGAAATTGTTATCGAAGAAATGAAAGAGATGGCTCCTGCTACTCAACCCATTATGGGAGGAGATTTGCAAGCAGTAGGAGTAAACATTACTGACCGTGTCAAAGTAAAACTTAAACCTGTACTACCACAAAACTTTTTAATTGATCCTGTAGCTACGTCTGTAGAAGATGCACTGGGTGTTGCGGTAGATGAATTTGTTAGCAAACACCAAGTAGAACTATTGCAAGAACAAGGTGTCTATCGTGATGTATTTGTTGGTCCTGCTGCTCCTGACACTGACTTAGAGCCTGACCAAGACATTACTATTTACAACGACGACAAAGTGCGTTTGACTAAGTACTACGGTTTAGTACCACGAGAGCTTCTAGATGCCGCCACAGGCGACGATGAAGATGAAGTGGTAGGTGAGGACGACTCTGAGTCACGTTACGTAGAAGCCGTTGTAGTGGTTGCTAACGGGGGTATCCTTCTTAAGGCAGAAGCTAACCCTTACATGATGGGTGATCGTCCTGTTGTTGCTTTTCCTTGGGACGTAGTACCCGGACGTTTTTGGGGGCGTGGAGTCTGCGAAAAAGGCTACAACTCTCAGAAAGCATTGGATACAGAGCTACGTGCTCGTATTGATGCATTAAGCCTTACAATCCATCCAATGATGGCAGTTGACGCAACTAGGCTACCTCGTGGTGCAAAACCAGAAGTACGCCCCGGCAAACTAATTCTAACTAGCGGAGATCCTCGTGAAGTACTCCAGCCTTTCAACTTTGGTCAAGTCAATCAAATTACTTTTGCTCAAGCCGGAGCATTGCAGCAGATGGTACAGCAAGCAACGG